CTGTTGCAAGTGATGTGGCACCTGAAATACTTTTACCGATTAAATCTGTAGTTTCTCCAGTTGGATCAATTGTTCTCATAATCTTTTTAGTATTAAAATTACCATCTGAAGCTCTTAACATATTCTCTTTTGGATAAAGAGTTTCTGCTTGTTCGTTAAATAATAATCTAAAAAATAATTCGTGACCTTTAGCAGTACCTTTTACTCGATACATTGAACGAATATTTTTAATTAACTTTCTTTTATCAACATCACCATCTAAATTTTCAGGTATTGTCTTTAAAAACTCTTCTCTAAATTTTCCTAAAAATCCAGAAATAACTTTATCTGGATCTCTAAAGTTTACCAACTCTTGAATATTGTTTACTGGATTTGGTCTGTATGAACTTATTGTAGCAGAAGCACCAGAAGAATTACCTGTGATAATTTCTCCTTCTTTAAATTTATCTTGTGATGATATAAACAATCTTGAATTAGTTGTTAAGTCTTCTGCTAATACCGTTGCTGTTGCTTTTGAAGTTTGACCTGTAATGACTTCTCCAAATGAAAATTTTCCATATGTAGAAGTTTCTTGAAGAACTTTATCACCTGAATCTAATGGTGTTCTATCTGTAGCTAATCTTGAACCATCTAAAAGTAAAGTATTAACCTGGTTGGTTTCTGTTTCTAATAAAATACCATCTGTAGCTTGAATATCGCTGACCTTTAATTCGGCAGCTTCCATAAATTGAAAGTAAGTTTTAACAAACTCTAAAAATTTTGGATGGTCTGCTAAGACAAACTCTGGTGATTGTGATTTAACAAGTGTGGATATTTTATTATCAAACTTGGCCATTAATATATCCCTTAATAAGTTTTAGTAGTTGTGTATCCTACTCCTGCGTCCGCTGAACCTCCAACAAAAGTATCTGCCTCAGCAGTTACCGTAGAATTTGCTGTATCTATTTCTAATACTTGGTCACGAACTGGAACAATATCATTTGAAGCAGGTTGAGTTGTTAATTCTATTACCGTTGAAGCTGCACCTCTAATATTTGATACAGACGAAATTGTTAATGAATTAATTGTTATAGCACCTGTACCATAATCTATTGTACCTTGAGCTGTATTATCATATGTAATAACACCAGAAACATAATGGAATCTTCTTACATTTCCTGCGCCATCATCATTTAAAAACATTTCGTTAGCGTCACCACTTACATAAAATCCTGTAGATGAAAATATACCTCCACCTGTTGCATTATATCCTGAAACTGGATTATATAATGCATTTCTAAAATAAACATTATATTTTGCTGAAGTAGCTAATGTAGGTGTTAATTCTTTTCTTATTTTTAATGTTGTTATATTTGATAGAATACTTGTATCAGTATCATCAATTAATCCTGTAATTTTAGAATGTCTGAATACTCCATCAAAAGTTTGTAAATTATTTGTATTATAATTTTTCAATGTAGTAATTACACCCGATTTAATTGTATCTTTACTTTTTGTTGTTGCGTTAGCGTCATATTTTACACTTGAAGTTAACAATATAGATGTAGTTTCTGGATCAATAATCATAGGAGTTACCGAAGCAACATTATAAGTTTTTAATTTGGTAACTATATCTGCTTTTGTTTGTGTTGTTAATGTAGAACCACTACCTGCTTTAATTGCAATTTTAACAATTCCATATGACGGCGTTTCATCATCTTCACCACCATAAGCACTAACTGATAAAGCATTTGGATAAACTGATTTAACCAATGCCTCATAATCTTTTGTGGTAACTGCTCTATCTTGAGCTGAATATTGTAAAGGTGCATTTTGTCTTATTGAATCTTTTGATTCTCCTATAGCACCACCTTGAGCATTTGATGTTGTTGTAATCGTTACGTTTGAAAATCCGCCAATAGTACCTGCTAATACAAAACTTGAAGCACCATTAGCTTCTTTTTTGTTTGTTATAATATATTCCATTATAACAATATTACCATCAGATAATTTTTTACCTGCCACCCCATCACCAAAATAAATTTCAAATCTACCATCTTCACTTTCTTGTATAAAATAAACTTTTGATGTATCTGTTAATGTTGTATAACCTTCTGATAAATTATAAACATTTGAGCTAGTATCTGTAGCACTATCTTGTATGGTAACTTTTAAAGTTGTTGTATCTACATTTGAATTTGGAATTATAAATCGTTGGTCAACATCTGAACTATCAACCGTATATTTAAAAGTTGTTAATGTACCTTCATATAATGGTACACCTGAAAATTTATAAACACCACTTGATGGTGTAATTGTAAAATCTTCATTAGGTAAAAATTGATATGAAACATTATTTACTATCGAAGTAAATATTGTTCCTTTAGTAAGTGTTAAGGATGTTCCTGTTGCGTTATTAACCGTAATGTCAACTTGAGCTTGTGGTGATCTTGGTGATGTTGGAGTATAACCCAACATTTTTGCTAATGATACAATATTTTTTCTAACATCAGCACTATCTAAATAAACTTCATTTGCCAGCATATTGGCATTAAATCCTAGATAGTGAGTATTGTACGCTAAAAGATCTAAAAGTATTGCCATACCTGATCCTTCAAAATCGTAATCTTGAAATTCTGTTTGTTGACTTAAAAAGTTTTTTAAATTTGATTTAACATTATCAAAATCTAAATCTGAAACCGTTAATTTGTTTGACGCCATTGTTATCTAATCCTTTGTAATACGGTAGTCACCACTACTGGTTCTGGTAAATTCTCAACATAAAAATATGTTGTAGCTTCAATAGCATTTCTATCTGGTTGTTCGTTTACCGATATTTGATGTAATCTTGCTCTTGGTTCATAATTTGTTATAACCTCTTCAATTTTTCTTTGAATAAACATACTAGTTGCAGGAGTAAAATTTTCAAATAATAACTCTCTTACACCACAACCCATTTCTGGATGAAATGGTCTTTCATAAAATGCTGTTTGAATCAAATTACGAACACTACGTTTAACAGCATCCACACCTTTAATTTTAGAAATATCATTAGTGATAACATTTCTAGTAAAGTCTAAATTAAGATCGCTATAAGTCTTTACCGAACTTTTACTTAAATTTGAACTTGATGAGTCGTAATTTGCCATAACGGTAATATTTATAAGAAATATCTAGCCGCCTGCAAAAACATTTGAAGAACCTGTAGTTAATGCACCAGCATCCGTTGAGTCACCAATTCTTGAAATTGGTAAACCAACTACCCGAACCGTTGATGAACCAACATTAACATTTGCAACGTGAGGAGCGCAAGGTGGTGCTGGAGGATAGGGGTGAGATACCGTTGGATCAGTTTGTCTTGCTATCAAAATACTATTAGCTCTTACCGTACTTTGAGCAGGTGTATCTAATATTGTTGTACTTGCACAAATATGACCAGTTGTAGTAGTGTCGCCTTTTCTACTAACTGCTGGCATTATACTAATATCCAGATAATGACTAATAATACTAGTACATATACTGGTACCTTTGTATTTACTAACCAATCTTTTGCTTTTTCTAATTCTTCTATCATTTTATTTCTACTGAACCACCAGCTGCTTCTATAGCAACTTTGATTTTATCAGCTTCCTCTTTTTCTATATCACTTTTTAATTCTTGTGGAACGCCTTCTACAAAATTCTTAGCTTCCAAAAGACCCATATCTTTAACTTGTCTTACTGCTTTGATTACTGCTATTTTCTGTTCACCATAACCAGTTAAAATTACTTTTAAAAGTGTGTCTTCTTTCACTTCCTCAACTATTTGAGGTTTTGCGCCTTGTAGAATTTTCTCATAATCAAGACCCCACGCTTTTTCTAATTTTTTTGCTAAATCAGCGGCTTCTAAAACCGTTAATTTACCTAATTGTTCAACCAATGTATCTACTTGACTCATAATTTCCTTTTTAAGACTATTTATCTAAAAATTACAGCTCAATATCCCACTCCTCAACTCCGTTTCGCTTAAATTTCCTTCATTGTCTGAAATTGATTCGCTGATTCGCTCATAATCGGGTTTTACTTCACATTTTTGCACTTTCACGCAGGAATTGAGTAAAAAAGAACAAAAGCAGAACAAAATAATTACTAAACCATTGATTTTATTGACTTTTTTATGCATTTTTCTTGATTTTTCGCTTGACTCCTGCTTGGAATAGTGTATATTTATTGTATAAATTGAAAGGAAACACTATGAAAACTTTATTTTCAACAATAACAATACTTTCAGCAATATTTGCTGTTGGTGCAATCGAGGATTGTGGCGGTCATTGTCTAGGTAATGATAATTGGCCCTTATTTTTTGCAATGTTTGGTACTATGTTAGTATCTGGCGTTATTTCAATCTATTTAATGTCAAGGGAGATATAAATGAACGATATAAAACAAAAAAATATAGACAATTTAACTAGAGACCAACATTTTGAGATAATGAACGCTCAATTGTTAAAGTATTTACTTGATCCGTGGAAATATAAAGGTAATTGTATTGCAGCTAATATACCAATTAAGTATCTACCACATTTTAAAGCAATTAGTAAATCTAAAAGAGCTAAAAATATTAGATACAGATATAGAGGAAAGTCTAAATCTTGGTATAAAAGACCTCAATCATTTTGCCATATACACGGCGCTGATACTTTTTCAGTATATTACAGATAATTATTCAAAATCACTATAAACCCGATTAAGTATTTCTCGGGTTTGTACGAACGTCGCACATCTAGGTAAATCTTTTAATCTTTCTGCACCAACATAGGTACAAGAAGAACGAACTCCACCTAATATTTCATTGATAGTATGTTGTACTGGACCTCTATCTGGTAAATGAACTAATTTGCCTTCAGCACCTCTATAACCATCTTTTCTATTACCGTGATTTTCCATTGCTCTATCAGACGCCATTCCATAAAATTCATACTTACCATCTTTTAATTGCAATTCAGATTCTTTATGAGCTGCTAACATTCCACCTAACATTACAAAATCAGCACCAGCAGCAAATGCTTTTGAAACATCTCCTGGTGTTCTACAACCACCATCTGAAACAATATGTCCTTTTAAACCGTGAGCTGCGTCAGCACATTCTAATATACCAGATAATTGGGGATATCCAACTCCTGTCATTGCTCTTGTTGTACATACACTACCAGGACCAATACCACATTTTACAATATCTGCACCTCTAATAATTAATTGTTCGGTCATTTCTGGAGTAATAACATTACCTGCAATTATAACTTTATCTGGAAAGTCTTTTCTTACTCTTGCAACAAAATTAGCAAACGCTTCTTGGTAACCGTTTGCAACATCTATACAAATATAATTAATATCAGGATACTTCTCTAATAGAAGTTTAGTTAAAAAGTAATCTTCAGCATTAGGGTCGTGTATCATATTTGAACCTGTACAAACGGCAATATGTCTTAAACTTAATCCTTCACCTACTGCTTTTTCCCAATCTTCTTTTGTATAATGTTTTTTAATAACCGTTAAACAATTAAAATCTTGCATAACTTTTGCCATACTAAATGTTCCAACTCCATCCATATTAGCTGCAATTAAAGGAACGCCTTCAAAAGTTTTTGTACTATGTTTAAATTTATGTATGCGTGTTAAATTTACTTTTGATCTACTTGTTAAGGTACTTCTTTTTGGTTTCAATAATACATCATCAAAACCTAGTTTGACATCAAATTCTACATTAGACATTTTTTTAACTCCTCTAATAGTTTCATTAATGGGTGTTTTAAAATATCCTTATTACTTAATTTGGGAATTGATTTTAAGAATTTAGGATATTCTTTATTCAGTTGTTTGTTTATTTCTTTTAGACTTCGCATTTATCTTTTTTTCAATTCTATCTAATCGTTTATGTATTTTCTTCATTTCTTCTAAAAAGACTTTCTTATTTTCATTCATATAAGATTTTAAATTATGTATTTGTCGAAAACTAATCATTAGGTATATCCAAGTATTCAAATAAACTCTTATTAGGTTTCCACCCTAATCTTATTAAAGGTAAATTATCTGCTTTATTATTTTCTTGTTCGCAAGGTAATGCTTCTTTAACTTCAACTCCAGGACAACACATATTTCCTATATCTTTAACATTATATAAATTTCCTAAACCAACATCATAAATTTCTGGACCATCTGTATGATAACTCATAATATGGTCAATAGCAGAAACAACATCATCAATATGAATCCAATCTCTTCGTTGAGTGGTTACATATTCTAAACTTCTATTTTTACATTTTGCAATAAACATATCTTGTCTTGCGCCATCACCATATACGGTAGAAAATCTTAAACCAATTTGTCCTTCGTGTGCTACTAATTCTGTTGCTTTCTTACTTGCACCATATGGACATAACCACCAATTTTTTGCTGTAGATGAACTAGCATATAAAATAGGTATACCAAAGTCCCAACATTTATCAAAAAGTCTTTTACTTAATTCGGCATTGTTATGCCAATAATGTTCAGGTTGTTCTATTGATTTCCTCACGCCTGCGTGGGCGGCTAAGTGTATAACATAATCTATTTGTCTCCAAAACTCATCAAGTTTTGTAAATAATTCTTCTACTGGTTTATTGATTTTATTATCATAGCCTAGAACACTATGACCTTCTTTAATAAGAAATTTCTTTAAATGACTTCCGATAAATCCTTCGGAACCTGTTAATAATATATTCACTTATTCTCCTTATAATAATACTGCAACTAAATGAACTCTATCTAATTCACTCCCATTAAAAAAGTTGTGATATTTTGTATTATCGGTTATATAGGCTTTGCCATCAGCAGGCATATGGAACGCCTCATTTTCAATTACCATTTTACATCCTTTATTTGTAATAATAGGAATATGTAATCTTTTATCGGGGTCTCTATGCCAAGATAAACAACTTCTTGGTGGTTTCATTAAGAAACGCACTCGACCTACTTTGTATTTACTTTTGATTTGATTATAGACTTCTTCGATATACGTGGCCTCAAAATCTGGACAAATTTCTGTAAAGGATTCTTCGTCAACCTTTTCGAGTCTTTGTTCTTCTTTATTATCTTCGTTAGCATAAGTCCAATATAATCCCCTTATGTTGCCACCAGTAATAGAGTTAGAATCGCCAGGTTTTCTATTAATACAAATTGCGTTGAAGTCCACCTTGCTAGGGTCATCTGTAGTAAAACCCAAATTTTCTTTAAATTGTACATATTCATCACGCAACCTATTAACATCTATATTAATGTCTTCAGCAACTTGATAGTGTGTCATTGTTTTTAATTACAATTGATTTTTTGTATATCAGCAGGTTTGCCATCTTTATGCAACCACACGTATGACCAAACTTTTGTACCATCAGCTGAGTAAGTACATTTCTTTCCTAAAGAAATTGCATTACACCCAACTAGGACAAAACCAATTAATAATATTAGTATATATTTCATTGTTTCCTTTTCTTCTACTATTTATACAGAAAATGAGACCCCACAACCACAACCACTTTTCGCATTCGGGTTATTAATCTCAAAATGGGACCCAAACACTTCCTCAACATAATCAACATTCATACCTATCAGAGCGAATTCCGATTTTCCATCTATAACAAGATTCGCATTTTTTTCCACAGGTATTACAGAATCTTTATCGCCTATATCCGATTTTTCCACGAAAGACCAATCATACATAAAACCAGCACAACCGCCACCTTTAGCCTGAAGCAACACGTAGTCCTTTTTGTTCTTCTCACAAAGAACTTGAATCTGTTTCTTGGCGTTATCACTTAAATTAACTAACATATTTCCAAAGTAAAATAATTACCCCCGCTAATAAAGTTAAATCAACAATAATAGACCAACCTACATATGCGCCCAATAACCATTTACAACACTTACTATTCTTTATTGCTTTTATCATTGTTATTCCTTATAAAATCTTTTGTTGTTTGTGAAAGGTCTTCGAATCGTACCTGTTCACTTTTATTTTTCATTGGCCGAGTCGCTTCTCTTGCCAACCGTTCTCTTTCTATACTGCCTTCCCTTATAAACAGGACAGGCCAGAAAAAAGTTTTATCCCTTAAATATTTGAAACAAAGAGTTTTACCTCGTATTTCATCCTCAATTTCCTTGGTCACCGAAAAGACGGTTAACAGATAAGGGACTTCAAATTGCCTGTGTATAGATGTATCAGGTGAATCTTGAAATTCCCATACATACTCTCCATACTTGTAACCATACCTACGCCTTAACTCTAAACACCAGAAATCCCTTTGTTTACATAGGTTCAATAATTCATCAACTGCTTTGTGAGTTATCTTACATATAGGGGGTTTTGCACCAGGAAAGATTTCACTTTTGGTACTGCCTTTTCCCTTATGTTGATAAAAGGCTTCAGGTATTCTCGCTAATGTTGTTCCCATAATTTCTCACTTTCCAGTATATATTTATTTCCGAGGAAATTTTCCATATAAACTATATAGTGTTTTTCTGGTGCTGGTCCTTTAAGGTTTCTCGGAGGGTTCCACACCCTTATATAGTATTCCTTTGATTTAGAGATAAAGTCGCTATCGTTATATCTTTAGACACCTTTATTGCATTTATAGTTTAGACGTTGACGTTCTTTTATTAATGACGTCTTTTTCTGGAGGTTTTCGGTGGTTTATGGGTTAAGATCAATAGTGCTACCTCTATGAATAACGGCGCCGCTAGTATTACTTGTCTTTGTGCCTTCAATTGTTTCTGCCTTATTACCTGCAACTGATAAAGTATAATTACCGCCGACCTTTACATTGTAATCTCCGCCTGCGTTAACATTTACTTTACCTTCCTTGGTAACCAAATTAATATTGCCTGTATCTACTTGTATATTCACATTGGCATTCGGGCCGATGTGTATGTCATAATGGTTATCGGTTGACCCACTCTTATTAATAAAAAGCTTATGGCGTCCATCTATTGTAATGTCCTTACTAGATTTAAAATGGGACATTGCCTTGCCTTCAATCAAATCATATTTGCCGTCTTTGTATATACTTGTTTTATTGCCAAAGGTATCAATCTCGTATCCTGTTCCTGTCTTATGCCTTTCGTGGATTCTTTCCCAACCTGGCGAATCATCAAATTCTTTTATGTGTCCGCTCTCACTCTCCATCACGTGATTGTATGGGTACTTCGCAAAATATAAAATGGCAGGATGATTCCAGGTTTCTGAATCGCTGGCGGTAATAGAGCCTCCGCTAGCGTCCGTAGTTGCGTCAAAGTCCGCCGTAGGTATGTTCTTGTTTTGTTCTGCGTATTCTTTTCTTTCGGTATATGAAGCGTGCTCTTTCTCTTCATCATTGACTGCGAGCCTATTGGTGTCCACCTCGCCTGCAACTTTAACTCCTGTATCAAGATTTTTCGGTTTGCCAGGTAAAGTACCAAACACCACAGGCTCTTGACACATATCGCCGTCTCTAAAATATCCTACGACCCAAGACCCAAGTATTACAAAAGACGGCGACACGCCAAGTCCTGAAATGCCTGCGCTTGTAATGGGTAAAATAACCTGAGCCCACGGCAAATCTTCCGTTGGCAAAATAGTTTTGTCCTGCGTATGAAACCCTACGCAACGTACTCGCATACGCCCAAGTTTCTCGGGGTCTTCTCTATCTTCGACAACGCCTGTGAACCAGACGAAGCCGTTTAGTCCTAAAAAGTTTCTATCATATTCCATATTTTTTACCGATATTGCTCGACTTTTAAAGAAGTCAACATACGCATTAGTAAACCATTTAAATGAATCATACGCAAGCTACACTCCTTTTCTCATATACTTATAAAACAGAATAAGAGCGTGTATAGGAGACCTGCGTAAGCGTTGCGTAGACCATATTTGCGCTACGCCGACTTTATCTCGGAGGTCTGCCTCTAAAGATGATAACCACTCATTACCTCGTACCAACTCGGTACTCTCTCGGTCACCTATAGTGGTTATGGCGTATCCGTTATGCGTTGCTACGGTTGCTCTCGTTTCTCTCATTATTCTCTCTTTGTTTCTCATTTGTTCTATGCTTTTGTAAGTTTATATTGTCATATGTTCTAAAGTGGCCAGCGTAATCTGTAGTTGCAAAGCTTCCAAGTATTATGCCCTTACAAAGCGTCTGGAAAAATTCGGACTTTCTCATAGTAAATCGCATATCTATAAACTAATAGTTCCTGCCAGGAGGGCCAGAGGACATTATAGAGGCTTTATTCTGGTTTATCCACTCTTCGTCCATCTTATTAATTGACCATACCTGGTGTTTTGTTTTTGTTCTATGGTTGATTAAATGACTCTCGGTCTGGTCAGGTAATCTATTTAATGTTGAATCCTTAACACATCTTATCGCCATCATATGCTCTTGACTTGTCTGGTCAATAATATGTTTTAGAGATATAATTAGGTATCTTCCTGCCCAATATGGGTTTAATTCCTGTTTCTCTCCTTCTTCTACTGGTTTTTGATAAGGTAATTCAAAGTTTATCATATCACCAGCGTGTAAATTTGTATCTCCAGGTACATTTAATATTAAATTGTGAGTTAACATTAATCCTCTTTGTGATATACTGGATTGGTCAGATAGTGTAGCAGGCACCGACTCATAATCATTATGTATAGATGAGGTTGAGGATTTTAATGAAATGGATGCCTCGGGATATTCTGATAATGTTTTCTTTGTACCATCAAAAGGTGTAAATGGAATAGTATATTTCTTTGCCGTCTTTGTACCAAGGTGTTCGTGTTCCGTATGGAAATAATTACCAAATTCTTTATGATAATCAAAATCTGTAGTGGTAAATGTCTTATCAAAAGCATTATGTACAATTAATCTATTTGCCAATACTCCGTCATCTATGTTGGTCATTATGTCAACTGGATTATCAAAAGAATATGTCCTTACCATTTCCATATCTTTCATAATATCCGTATTACCACCAGCGTCTTTTACATTTGCTTGTTGTCTTCTAAATCTTCTTTTAACTGGTCTTGCTGTAGCACCTCCTATTGCCATCAATGATTCAATAGAACGGAAATGGATGCCTTGTAATGTTTCAAAATGTAAATAACCACCTGCTTTATAATTTTTTGATACAGCAGAAGCTGCCAGCATTTGTATTGCCTCAAATGGTTTGACCGTAGGCATAACCATTTTTGTATTTGTTTTTGTCTCTTCAATAAAGAAACGCTTTCTACTATCCAAATATTTGTCGCTATACATTATATTGAAAAATCCATTTTCTACAGGTCCTTCAAATGCTTGTGATACTCGGCAAGTATTATTTCTATATGCCTCCCTTGTTGTAAACATTATCCGTATTACGGAACCTCTTGATGTACCACCTGGACTTGGCACCACTCTATCCATTTTGTAAATATAAAATGGTTCAGTAATACCTTCTAAAGCAGTAATCTTTTCAAAAGCACCGTATGATGGTGTCCAAAATCTTACTTCTAGTCTTTCATTTCCTGTTAAAGGTAATAAAGTTCTAACATCTGTATTATCAAGGAGAGTTAATTCACCGTGAACACACGGCATAGTAATATCTTCTATTAAGGATAAACTGATTAAAGATTTTTGAACATCAAGTCTTAAAGGTCTTGAAGCATTATCGGGGTCGGTACGGTATGATATTATAGTACAAATATCGAGTCTATATTCACCCGCTTTTTTTAAAGTTTCGTTATCTGACATTTCATTATCTTTTCACTAGTGATTCAAATTCTTCCAAGAATAGAGGTAAATATCTTTGGTCAACTAATTTAATTTCTCTTTTCTTATCTTGTAATCTCATTTCATAATCGTAATTGGAAACAGAAGCAGCACCTACCGTATCAGCAGTTACCTCTATTAAATGTTCGTAATCATTTAGTCCGTTTGATGTTGTAGGTCCACTTGATTGTGCAATTTCATAATGATGTATAGCACCAGGATTTGTATATTTTTCCTTAACATAATCCTCAAATTGTAAATTACTCATAGGCCAATCGTGAAACCTGTCCGTCATATTGTTAGTTATCAGTACAATCCAAAAATAATCTGGAGAACCAAAATGTTTAAAAGAGGTTACTTCAGGTGTTTCTCCGTTTGGTACATTATACTTGGCAAATAAGGCAATATTGTCCTTCAACTCTTCTCTCATTTTTATTCTTCTCCAAATATCGGTAACAAGTTTAAAATTTATACCTTTACCATCAATATCGTATAAGAGTTTTGGAAATTGGTTGAAATATTTTGTACTCATTAATAACCTTCCATAATTTTATTTTTAGTAAGCATTTCTGTTTCTTGGAAATCCAATCGCATTGTAATTTTATTTGAAGCAGCACCTTTGGCGTCAAATTGTCTAAAGGTATTATAATCTCCATCTCCATAAGCAACACTACAGCTTCTTAAAACACATCTTGCTAATTTATGTAAATATTGGTTAACTTGGTCTTTATATGCATAATGTATTTCAAATTCGGAAGGCACTCTCATAAACAGACCGCCTGTAGCAGAATCCATTTCGGGGTGCATATGATATTTGAATACTTTTAAAATCTTATCTACGTCTTGTACCTCTTCTTTATTTCTTGGCATAAAAGTAAATGTATAACTAAATTCTCTTAAATTCATTTTCTCAAATACCACTTCTTGGAATGGATTAACGGAAGAACCTGTTACCTTACTAATAGCACCTGATACATCACCGCCACCTAACGCTTCACCAGCACCAACTAATAATCTTCTAGCAGCTTCTAAAGCCACAGCACCACTTCCCAATAATGCAGCCTTAATTTGTTGTTGTGTATCTTCAGCAGAAGCAACACCGCCAATAGTTTTTGCAACCAGACCTGATAAACCTAATTCACTAACATTTTGTTCAGCAGAATAAGAAGTTTTAATTTCTGGTGGCATATACAAAGCAATAGCGGAAGTTACCGTGTTATGTATTTTATTTCCAACAACACTATTTGTTGGTGGTTGTCCAATAACGGTATAACCTGTTTGTGAAGTTGCGTCTCTTAAAGTTGGAATATCATAACCAGAAGGCCCTGCAGCTTCCTCTTCGATTTGTGCTTCAGCGTCTCCAGAATAATTAAATTTTCTATCTATTTGTTTAATCCCAACAGCAGTATTAAATCTTCTATCTAAAGCAACACTACGTTTATTAGAAACCGTGTAGAAAATCATATAATGGCCTTGTTCATTATTACCAAGGTCTCTAGGGAATTGTATGCTGGTAAACTTTAACTTGTTTGCCTCCATATGCATAGTTGGAGCATTACCAGATTCTAATGGTGATTTTTCTAAAAGCTGAGCTGCAGCCGCTGATGTTTTAGCTGCCGTGCTGGTAAACTTATTCATTAAAAAGTTTCCAGCCATTGTGCCGATTATCTGTCCTAATTTGATTGAAGCCATTTATAAATAGTTCCTTTGTATATAAGGATATTTATAATGAAAAGAAGCAAAACTTACAAAGGAGTTTACACTCCTACCAACCCGAAGAAATACATAGGTAATACCAATTACATATACTACCGTTCTAATTGGGAGCGTAGGTTTATGGTTTATTGTGATTTAAATGAGCAGATATTATACTGGTCTAGTGAAGAGGTGCCTGTGAAATACTTTAATCCGATTGATAAGAGAATACACCGATACTTTCCTGACTTTATCATAAAAACGGTAAAAGGCAAGAAGTATATGATAGAGATTAAACCTGATAGATATACAAGACCCCCTAAAAAACCTAAACGAAAAAGTAAAGCATTTATGAAAGAGAGTTTTGACTATATCAAGAATAAAGCCAAATGGCAAGCCGCTGAGAAGTTTTGTGATGATAATAATATGTTCTTTAAAATATTTACTGAAAAAGAATTAGGAATTAAATAATTATCGAATTCCTGCTCTCTTTCTGAAAAATGTACTAGACAAATGACTCGTATCGGCGCCTACAGGTTTTTCTTCATTGATGGTTATATTTTTTGTAGCGGCAATTGTATCACCTTGATTTTTTGAAATAATATTAATTTTTGGATTGGAAGAGCCAGCAGTAGCATATGCAGCCGAATCAGCATTTAATGTTGCACCTTTTGTTATATGCTCAGGTACAATAACATTAGGTAACACACCAATACTTTTTAATTTATCAAATCGTCTTTTTTCTAATTCATTTTCAAGAAAATTTATATCTTCTGGACTTAAATCGTCTTTTTCTAAATCTAATACTGCTTTTATATGTTTAGTTGGGACTTCATCAACCATTCCTCTATCAATTATACTATCACCATATAATTCTTTATTAAAGAAATCAGACGATTTTGCTTCTTTTAAAAAATCTTTTGCTGTTTTAATGTCACCAGTATGTTTTCTTTGGTCTTCATCAATACCTGTGCTTAATGGTAGAATTGATTCTGGAGGTGCCTTCTGTTCATCTTCTTGTTCTCTTAATTTTTGTTCTTTTGAAACTTCTGGTAAAAGATCAAATTTTGGAATTTCAAACTTTTTAGGTAATAATTTATTGGCTTTATCAATTACACTATTAAGAAATACTTTGGTGGCATATACCATATCTCGCATTAAATTCCTAATAGGTGTGAATATTTTATCAACCATATTAATCACACCATCTATAATTTTATCTTTCATTTTACCAAGCTTCTCTGGTACATCTTTTGTAATAAATGTAAAAGCACCCATAAATTCATCTTTTATAAAATCTATCTTCTCACCTATCCAATCGGAGACTGCTGTTTTCATTTCATCAAATTTTGCTGGTATTTCATCTGTAATAAAGTTAATAGCGTTTTCAATCATTGTTTTAACATTTTCAGGAAAATCTCTAAAGAATTGTAAAATATCTTGACAAAAATCCATATTAAACCCAAACAATTCACCTATTGCTTTTACGGTCATTGTTATACCTTGACCGATATAACTTATTACATTAGGAATAAAATCTACAAATAATTGTTTAAGACCAGTCATAAATTTTCCAGTATCTAGTGTAAATAATCCTACAATAATATTACTTAAAGATTCAAAAGCAGATTTCACCGTATCTATAAGAGTATCCCATAAAGGACCAATATCTTCTTTTATAGAAGTCCAAAATCTTTTTAAACCATCAACCACAGGTGTTAGAGCTGCTGATATTTCGTCTGCATACTTATTAATAAGAATAAATGCTCCTGCTAACAAACCCATTACAGCACCTTTTTTCAATAGACCCATTAAATTATCTTTCATTCCACGAGCCTTATCTTTTAGTGAGTCCCAAGTTCTTCTCATTACTCCAGGTCCTGTATCATCATCTTTTTCTTTTAAAAGTTCCGTTGATTGAGCGTCAGCCATAGCTGCGTCAACATCTTCTTCAGGTGGTTTTTCTAAAATGTCTAATTGATTTTGTTCTATTCCTAGAATATCTGTAAATTTATCTACTAGTGATAATATTGCTTGTTTAATATCGTCCAATGCCGATAATATTGGATTAGTAGCCTCCATTTCTGCGTCTTGCTTTAGTACAGCAGGAATAGCAGCAGGTGCTGGTAACATTAGGTTCTGTTTAACAGAAAGTTCTAAATTTTTCCAACTGCCAACTATCTTATCACCTAATGCTTTTATACCTTTATCTTTTTCTGAAAGTGATACTATCGGTTCATTTGCCATTTAATTAGCCTATTTGTTCTTCTTTTTTCTTCGGTGCTTTTTTAACTCCGCCACTATTAACATATAAACCAAACCAGGCAGCGCCAGCACCAACAACTACTGATACAAAACCAGCTTGTGCGTTGTTAGGTTCAGGTAATGCCATAAACCAGTTCATAGTTTGATAGAAAGCGTAGCAATACAATAACATCATTGCTCTTGGAACAAATCTCCAATTAGATAAAACGTGTGGTATTTCATCTGTAAAAAATTCCCACACCATTTTAATAGTGTCAATGCCTGTTTTCTTTGCCTTCGATAAACTCTCTTCTAACATTTTATTTTCCTCTTTGAGCTCTTTCTTCGTGTTTTCTTTTTTCTTCTTTCAAGTGATTTATTAACAAATTAATATAAATTTCCCTTTCCCAAGGCACCATTGTTTCCAATTCACTCAACGAATATTTATGATGTTGCATTAAAGCAAAATTAGTCTCATAATGATTCTGTAGTGAATCGTGAGAAAGGGCTATCCGAAAAAATCGGACAAGCCTTTTAATGTAATTTCACTCTCAACCTTTGTTTTAGGGTTGGTAACCTTGACTTTATGTTCAAGTCTAGGTGCTGATTCAAAAAATTTCATAAGTTTTTTTACCTGTTCCGAAGATAGGCTTTCAACAAATGATTTCATTTCATCTTTTCCAGCGTCTTTAGCAAAGGTAATATTTTCTCCTTCATATACTTGGTCAATTAAACTTTCAACCAATTTATATGAATCGGATATTTTAATAGTATTCCCACCAAGCATAGAACCTGTTAGATTTTTCAAACCAGGATATTTTAATATAACACCTAGTTTTCTTTTTTCATCTAACACAATATTGTTTGTGTGGTCATCATCAACAAAAACTTCTATTTTTGTTAAATCAACTTCAATTTCGCCATATGTCTTTTTATCATCTGGACATAAAACTTTTAACTTTGCAATTTCACCAACTGACTTTGCTCTAATTTGCAAAAACACATATTCTAAATCGAACATTGGGTATTCTTCGGGGTTCATAGTCCCAAAGGTACAAGATTTAACTATCTCTTGTACTGCTTTTAACATTTCCTCTGGTTTTCCAGATTCTAATGCAAGTAGCAAAATCTTTTCCTCTTTAACAAGAAAAGGTCTATACTCTACCTTTTTTTGCTGAGACGGTAAAGTCAACTCATATTTAGCCGTATTGGCTATCGGTAATGCCATAATTTACTCCTTCTATAATTATAAAAATGGTGGAAATACTCTACCACCAGTTATTGGCCCAATTGGTAGATTTCTTCTTATTGTTTGAACAACGTCTCTACCAGCACGTCTCATTTCAGGTGGTAATTTACCTAAAATGCTGTTCAATAATCCCACTCTTCCTTCTTTAACCACAGGTTGACTAAATCCAGTTCCTGTAGTATAATTACCCATTTGGTCAAATGTAAAATTCTCCCATTTTCTATATTGAAATCCAACGGAAATCTTTTGTATTTCGGCACTAGCAAAATCCATACCTAATTCTGTAATTGTTTTTGGAAAAACTTCATACAAGGTAACACCGTAAGAAATTCTGTCTCTAGTACCTTCTCCACCCATTTGATCTGTATTGCCTCCTGAAAATGCCCCTAATTGGTATATTCTCATACCACCAACATACTCATCATAAAAATTTAAGTTGTGAGTATTTTGGTTAAATATTGCTTGTTGCCACATTTCAAAAAATTGTCTTTGTCTTAAATACTTGTCGCAATAAAAAGTAGCAGTAAGCTCACCTGAAAAACTATATGAATAAGGTATTTCTCTTTTAGGTCCGTAAGTTCTAAATGGTGTTGTATCAATATTTCTTGAAGGCAAACCAATTGTATCACAATATGCTCTTAAACCTCTTTGTAAAGTTTTAACTTGTTGCATATCACCTGTCTTTGTAGCATATCTAACTTCTTCCTCAAATGGAATAGTAGCAGCAACATCAGCACCTCCCATATCCACGGTATCAAAACCTTGGTCAACACCTTGGGGTAAAATAAAATCAACTAAAAATTTATTACTTTTAGCAAATCCTTCTCCTTCAATAACATAACCCATAAATCTACCCATAGCAGATTCAGGACTTGCACCCAAAGTTCTTTTAAGTCTTTTATCACCTGCAACATTATCCAAAGACCTATCTCTAGGAATACCCATACGGATATCCATATTACCGATACGTCTACCTCCTCTTAATATTGCCATTAAATTCTTCTCCTACTTTGTGACCAAACATATTGTGCTGACCTTTTCTTGAATTGTTGTACTGGTAAATGTACTGCTATAGCTGCCTCTTGTATATCTATCCTTAAAAAGTTTGATCTAACGTGAGACCATAAATATTTTTTAATTGTTGGTCTAACTATTGGTAAAGCTGCAACTCTATCATAACTTACATCCATCCTTGTTGAAGATTTTAAATCAGGACTTGTAGCATATCTTTGCATAAGTTCCAATAATCTAAATCTCAATAATGGTGGTAAATAATGAAAATTCATACCCATAAACCCACCTCTAATTCCTTCTAAAGGTAGCACTAATGGAAATGTATCATAATAAGGCAGTTTGACTTTTGTTTTAGGGTCATAAAAAAACATATTTAACCTACCTGTACTTGGTCTGCTATTCAATTTACCAGAAGACATTAATTGTCTTGCTGTAGCCCTACCTGCAATCTTACGGACATTTGCTTGATACCAAGCAGCCGATTTGACTGAATCGCCTTGTTTATCTACTAAACTATCTAATACACTTGCCATACGGATATTTATAAGAGTTCCAATAAAAAAGGGGAGACCTTTCGGTCCCCCCTTCAAAGTTCAGAAGTTTTAGAGAGAGATATTACTCGTCTTCAGCAAGTTTACTGAAATATGATAAGGTATCTTCGTCCTCATCATTCACCTTGCTTACTTGAGCAGGCGCTTCTTCACTTTTCAATGGTTTAGCAGATTGTGGTGGGAGTTCCACTTCAGCTGCCGTTGTAGCACCATTGCTTCCTTTGCCTGTAATTACCCTATTAAGTTTCTCTTTAAGATCCTCATAAGATTTAAAATTACTATCGGCTAGGAAAGGCTGTAGAGCATACTGCTTAGCCCATAATGCTTTGATATGTTCGTCATCACTTGCAATTGGGGAAACAGCCTCAAATTCAGACTTATCATAGTTCCAAAATCCATCAACTTTTCTAATTTTTAACTTAAAGTTTGCACCTTGCCAAAAATCAAATGGGTTGATTGGTTTTTCATCATCAAATGCTGGTTGCATTGCTTCTGTAATCTTATCAAATATTTTTTTACCAAATTTGAATAACCTTACCTGACCTTCATTTTCTGGATGCTTTGGATCGCTTACAACATATATGTTAGAATAGTAAGATAATTTTCTCTTTCTCTTTCTAGCTATATCTTTATCAGAATCAACTCCAGTATTCCATAATCTAGTATTCTCTTCACTTACTGGATCTTTTCTGCCTAATGTTGTTAATGAATTTTCAATATACCAACCACCTGGTCCTTGAAATGCGTGAGACCAAACTCTTACCCACGGCATATCTTCTTTATCCGTTGCTGGTAAAAATCTAATTACTGCATAACCATTTCCAGTTTTATCTAGTTCTGGTTTCCAGATTCTATCGTCTTGGTATTTGTTTGATGTTGATTTATCCTCGGGATTGAGGTTTTGTTCTAATGCTTTTGTTAGTTTATCAAAGTTAGAACGACTTTGTTTTAATTGTGCGAAATCCATATTTCTATATTCTCCTATATTAATGTATTTTCGTATTATTGTATTATTATTATTTATAATACTTTGTTATAGCAAAATAGGTAGGACTTGGTTACACCTACAAGCCAGAGACACAGATACCATTCTATAACCCCAGCAACCTCCCGCCATCTGTCAATGATGTGACTCTTTGTGTTTTCCACAACTAGCCTGGGTACAACCCCTCGAAAGTCAAGTTACCGCCTCTGGTAAGACAGCACTTCCTTGCACTATAATTTAATTGCAGCTAACAATTAAATGCTATTATTATAATATAACATAAAACGCTAAGCCTGTCAACCCTCCTAGCATTAAAACTTCCATCTAATTGAGCCAATAATTTGTTGGTTATAATCAGTATGGGCACCTGTATAGACGCTAGTTTGTTCTTTATCGTGTAGATAAACACCAAATTCCAAGCCGTCCCTTTGGTCTGGTCTTGCTTTATGGTCATTATCGCTATATATGTTATATACCAAACCATAGTAGTTTCCAGTATAGCCTAGGTCGTCATTAATCGTCCTATGTGCTGTTGCATATAGACTTGGACTAATACTATACAATCCACCAACATCCCAACGGTTATCAGCGGCTAAACCAGTATCTTTATCGTCCCACATTTCAACACCCCAAACTAGAGGTATCTTAAATCTATGTAGAGCACCTCCAACTGCATAGCCTTCCTGTACCTTATCGGTAGAGTAACCTGGCGCTGTAGATGGTGATGATATTCTCATATAAGAAATTTCAGCAACTCCAAAATTGTATGTTGATGTGAAATATGTGGTGTCTTGCTTTCTATCATAACCTAAATTAACTGCATAAGGTTTATCTCTCTTCAATCTATGAGAGTCAAACGCAAATTCATTATTCCATTGATAACCTCCACAAGCAATGACCGTCTTTTCATTATGGTCAATTCTAAAATTGCTTTGTGTGTATATTAATGGTGCTGATATTTTAGGTGTTTTGGCAAAGCCTAATCTTTGTGCGTCTGTTTCACCTATGAATAATCTACAGGTGTCATTACCAAAACCTATTTGTTTTTCAACAAGGGTGTTGTTCAAAGATGTATCTAATGAATAATGAGAATCCAATTTAGTTGAACCTCCTACCCAAAAATCATTTTGTAAAGTCTTTTCAATTCCGACAACTACCTCGGTTCGTGAGTCCCAACTATCATCATAAGTCTTATCATCATAATAGGCTTCTAAATTTCCGTTAACAAAGAAACCATCAGGAATATTAGATTGTTTTGACTCAAGAGCTTCAATTCGTTTTAATAATTCTGATTGTTCATCTGCTTGACTTGTAGTTGCAAAAGTCAGCATAATGAAAATCAATATTAATATTTTCATTCCGATCTCCTGGATATAAATGTTATAATTCTATTTATAGTTGTATCATACTTTGAGCAATTTGTCTAGCATATCCTGATAATTTATGTAAGATAGGTTTTGGATTTGACTTCCAGACCACTCCACTATCTTCTGGTTGGTCTTATCTACGCTATTTAAATCTTTATTTACTTTAAAAAATTTAATATCTGCAAATTCTTTAAACAAATAAGCCCATTGGTTTATCCAATTTATACACGGTGTTGGATCGTGTTCTTTGGTTACATAATTCTTTGTACCAGCATATATGTTATTAACTTTACTATCCTGTGAATATAAATCGTGACCAATCAAATATACTTCATCTGGTTTTTCTCTAGCACAGGCAATATAACCTGCCGTAGGTCCAGCAGACCAACCTAAATCTTTTGGCGGTTGACCTTTTGCTTTTTTATCTACCATCACCTCTTCAAGTATATGTGATTTATCATTGTCTTTTATAAAACTAACATATATTTTATTATGATTAATATATTCTTTTTTTCTATCTCTATTCTTTTTTATAATTGTGGCAAGTCCTTGTAAATTAGAACCGTGCATAACAAATTCATTTGTGGTATTATCTCTTTCATTACATCTTAAAATATTTTCGTCTCTTATCAACGATTCAGACTCTAACTTATCTAAACCACCTTGTAGCATAGACTCGTACATATTAATAGGCACTTTAGTCCAACCACGACACCACATTTCATTTTCCCAAGCATAACCTGTATGATATATTTCGTGCATTGTAGCTTGGTCTACAGAAACCAAAACATCTGGAACAAAATCTCTATATATGGCATTACAACCATATAT